GCTATATAATAATTAAGAGGTGTCCTCCGCTATCTTCGGTGGGGGGTGCCTCATTTTTTGCTGTACCTTCGGACTTCTATGAGCTGACCTTTGGCTAACACCATAATGTCTATGCTTCCATCTACATGGTTCCATTGCATGCGCTTGTCCACTACATCCCAAAGAGCTTCGCTGTCAAAATCGTTCTCTCCAAAGTCCAAAATAATCCCGCCAGGCTTTTCCCTGATCTGCTTTAGGCCCTTGCGGATAGCTGAATTTGCGGATTTCTCACTGGAAGATGTCTTCAAGTCCCAGTATGCGCCGTTCCAGAGGTAATCTGCTCTTTTCTCACCGTCTATGTAAGATTCGTTCAGTAGCTTTATATCTCCGCCTAAATTACTGTGAAGCCACTGTGCTACGGTATATTCATTTTTGTACTTTTGTGCATCATATCCTTGTTCTGCCTCAAAGAGTCCATCCCCTGGGTGGGCTCTTTTTATGTACTCCGAGGTAACGACTCCTTGGGTTGCTTGTATCGTAACTTTTTTTACGCTGCCTTCCTCCCGTGCCCTTCTGGCATGTTCGGCAGCTCTCTGCTGGGCGTTGATTTTCTCCTTGTTTTCCTCACGAAGGCTTCTCCGCATGGCGTTGATATCCCCGTCCGCATCGTTGTACATCTTGAGATACTTCTCCGGGTCATACCCTGCCACATTTGTCCGGGAATCGAACCGGATTGCGTAGGTACAGTCGCAGTGTGCGTGAATATGCTCCGCATGCCCTTTCCGGATGGCCTTTTTGCTGGCTCTCTGCCACCCGCGGGAAGCCAGCGTGATGCAGAAGGCGCAGGTGTCCCCCTGCGGCACCCACGCCCATTCCGCCCCGTCCCGCAGGGCGTTTTTCAGGGTGGTGTCCGCACCGGCCTGCTTTACCATCCGGCTGACTGCGCCCTTCATCTGGGGCGGGCTGCTCAGGGTGCCGTATACCGCCTTGGCGACCTCCATGGGGCTTGCGGGTTCCGCCGGTTCTGCCGCCGGAAGGGTCTTCCCGGAGGCCTGCGCAACCTCATCGTACATCTGACAGGCCAGCTCTGCGCTGCCCTCCCCGTACTTTTGTACCAGCGCGGAAGCATACTGAACCAGCGCTTCCGTGTCCCCGGTACCGTGCCTCTCAAGGTATGCCCCGAACAGCTCCCCGGCTGTCTCGTTGAGCTGGGACAGCCTCCGGGCGTAATTACGCCAGTCCTGCTGCGTGATCGTCATGGATACAGACCCCCTTATCGTCAAGGTACAGGTCTGCATAGACCTTACGGGTATCATTCTGGAAAATTTCCTTGAGCTCAGGCCGCCTGACCGTTTCGGGCGCATTTTCATTGACATAGTTCGGGCGCAGGCCGTGCTTCATACAGAAGCGCACCGCTTCGTTTAGTCGGCTCCCGCTCCGGCACGTCCAGAGAATAATAATATCCCCAACCCTTTGCCGCCCAACCAGCTGCCGCAGCAACGGAACATTGGCGCTGCCGTCCCGGAACTGGATCGTGCCGTCAAAATCAACCGCCAGAATTGCCATTTCCCTGATCCTCTTCCTCCAGCTCCGTCAGCACCCTTTGACCCCTCACCCGCTGCTCCTGCGCCCGGATTCGCCGGATATCCGCCTGATCGAAGCCGATCATTTCGAGGAACGTGTCCGTAGAAGCGAATTCCTGCCGTGCCGAAGCGATCTTAATGGCGGCGTCTGCCGTCACTGCCACGCTGGGCATGGCGGGGTTCTTGAAGTGCGCCACAATGTTCTTCTCGCTGTCCTCCAGATCCTCCATAGCGCACCCCTTCTCTATGGCCTGGGCCATCAGGGCGATGGTTTTCAGGCTCTCCCCGTTCCCGGTGTTCAGCTCCTGGGCCATCAGTACCAGCGTCTGACTCTGAGCAAGGATTGCGTCCGAGCTGGTGGGATTGGCGTCGTTGATGATGCCCACATCCGTCACCGTCAGCCCGGTGGCGGCGGAGAACTGCGTTGCCACCATCCTCAGCTTGTCCACATGGGGGCTTAGGCTCCCCTGGCTCAGCTGCCCGAAGGTGGGGTTCTGCCCCGTCTCCGGGTTCTGGGTCGCCGCAAGGATGCTGCCCACATATGCCCGGAACTTGTCCGACATGATCGCGTCATACTGGTCGTCCGTCACGCCGAGAATGTATTTCTGCGGCGTGGTGTTGAACTCCAGCGCAATGGTGGCGTTGGCCATGATCCGGATATAGTCGTCGATCAGCGTCCGGATGGGCTTTTTCAGCCGGCTCCTGCCGAAGGGCTTTCCGTTAGTGGCGTTCCAGATCATCGGCTCCATCAGCGGCCTGCCCATCTGGTGCGCCGCCCTTTCTGCCGTCCAGCCTTCCCGCTCCGCTGTCAGTACAATGGTTGCGTCCTCTGTGTACAGGTTTACAATGGACGGCCTCCAGCAGTTCTGAAACCGTTCATCCTTTGCCGTGTCGATGATGGCGAGGCCGCATTCAATCCGGCCCTTCTCCCCGCTCCAGAGCGCCGCCGCCGTGGCGGGACTGTGAAACCGGATTTTGCATCCCAGCGCTGGAGCCCAGGACAGCGTTGCAAAGACGCACCCGTATTTCAGTTCGTCCCGGCATGCCTTCTGATACTCTGCGATCAGCCGATTCTTTTCGAGAATCTCAGTGAGAACGTCCGTGTCCCCGCCGTCCTCCCCTACAAAGCCGTCAAACATGCTCCGTGCTGCCAGCACATCCACGGCCTTCTGTCCCCAGTTGCACCCGATCTCCAGATGTTTCAGACCTCTTGGAAGTGCGATCCCCACGTTCACATCTCCCAGCGTCACGTGACCTTCGTAATATTTTTCCTTGACGGCGTTCTTGGCCTGATGGTAGGCGTATACCTCACTCAGCGCCTGCAGCTGTGTCTGCTCTGTTTTCGTCAGCCCCGGAACCCGTCCGAACGATAGCTCGATCATTGTTCTTCCCCTCTCACCCGATCTTCATTTTCCGGTTGGGATCTCGTTTGCTGGTCTTTGCGCCCCACAGCGCCAGCGCACAGGCTTCAATGGGAAGACTGTTCTCCCCGCCGAAGCCGTACCCGCCGCCGAAGGCCCGCTTCGTGGCGTTTACGGCGCTTTCGTTCAGTGCTGCCTGCTCCCGGTACCAGCTGAGGGACCCCTCGTTCACTCCGTCCGTCAGTACAGAAACCGAAGCGATTACGTTTTTCGTGTTTGCCCGGATCACGGAATCCTTGGCCTTCCATGTGTCCGAAATTCGGTCTACCAGTACATCTACGCCGTTTCGCCCGTCGATCACCACGCAGCTGGCCTTCCCATACCGAGCGTTCAGCCAGTCCGCCAGCCACCGGATGCCCCGCCCGCAGGGCTGCATGTCGATCAGCGAAATTCTGGCCTTGCCCTCCTTGGGGATCACCGCCCCGCAGAGGCAGACCGCCGAACCGTCTGCGGAGAACTTCACCCCGTAGGCCGTTTTGCCCTCCGGCTTCCGCTCTATGGAACCGCATGCCGCCCAGGCTGCCTTGTCCAGCGCATAATCTGTTTCCTCTGCCAGTACCGGACTCCACCAGCCCAGCCGCTCCCGTGCAAAGCCGTCCCGGCTCATGCTCCGCAGCTCCTCGGCGGTGAATTCCTCGGTAAGGTGGATGCCCAGCGCCGGATTGGTCTGATACCATGTCTCCGGATCCTCCACGGGGATCTTCTCCGCATCGTCCCCGTCCACGCTCCATTCGTGCCATGCGTCATGCGCCCCCGGCTCCTGGAGGCAGACCGTGCGCCGCCTGCGAAAAACAGTACCGGGGCATCCCGGATAAGGGGGTGTCCCGGTATAAATGATCTGTCTGGTGCCGGTTGCCGATGCTGCCAGCGTTGCCATGATCGCCTCCACCTGATCGTCCGTCAGCTCCTGCGCCTCATCGTAGACCACCAGACTGATGCCGTCAAAGCCGCGGGCGGCCTGCCGTGATCGGGCGGAGAACTCAATGGAGCCGCCGTTGTATAGCATAATCGCTTCCTCGCCGTTGGTTCGCCGGATGCTCTGCACCATGCCCATGATCTCAGGATGCTGCTTGTCCGTAAACATCCGTGCCAGCCGGTTGAAGCTCTTTTTCGCCGTCCTCACCTGATGCGCCGTGTGCAGAATCTTTTCCCCGCTGACCACAAGGCCGTAAAACTCGCGGCCCTCCAGACAGACGTTTTTCCCGTTCTGCCGGGGCAGCGCCAGCCCCGCCGAGGTCATGGTATAGCTTCCCTGACCGTCCTTCCCCAGCCAGCAGTCCAGTACCAGCTGCTGCCACGGGTCAAGGGTATTTCCGTAGGCCTCCATGAGGATCCCGGCGTCCCTGCCGTCCGTCCGGACCCGCCCCGGCTCAATTCTGATCTGCGGCTCCTGCGCCCCGGTCCTTCCGCCCATCCTCATGCACCTTCCTTCTCCATCACCGCCGCCTCGCATTCTCGCTGCACCTCCGCAGCGCCGCCCGCATCGGCAGCAGAGCGTTATTTACGCCTCTCTTCTCCGGCTGAGCACCAGCTCCAGCGCATTTCCGGTGCCATCCTTCCCGGCGCTGGCCTTCACAGCCTGCGCCGCCTGCTCCGGCAGCACACCAAGGATGATTTGCAGCCCTGCGCTGTAGGACTTCCATAGCGCCTCGTATGCCTTAAACGCCGGATTTTCTCGTATCCCGGATTGCCCGCCGCCGTTGTCATATTCCATGGTCAGCCCGTCCCCGGCAATATCCTCCCTGGCGTTCTCCAGCTTGATCTGCATCCAGCAAATATTCTCAATCACGGGCAGTATCACGCTGATTTTCTCGGCATCCAGCCCATAATCCTTGCAAATTTTCATCAATTTCCGCTGCTGCTTTTTACATCTTTTGTCACTCTCCGCGCGCCCGCGAATAGATGTATCATCTGCCATCTGCCGTCCTCCTTTTCCCGTTCTGACCACCCCCTCCCTCTATCCCCTCCGGGGGTAAATCGGCGCT